ATCTGAAGTTCTTCATGTTCAGACTGGCTAGGCTATACGCTTAAAAGAAAGCTTGCCAACCCGGAAAATCCGCTGACCCTATTTTTGCAAGCAATCTTACTTTGGTTTTTGCCTTTTTCATTTTTAGCAGTGACACTTTTTTGGGGGGCTAACAAGGATAAAATAAAAAAGGCTATCTATCCCAGGTAGCTTATTTTTGCTCCCTAACTTTCTGAATATCAAATGTAAACTAAGGTCTCTGAATCAAAAAATCGCATATCAGCCTACATGAATACAATTAATAATCAAATTTTCGCAAAGACAGATGTATATAGTTTACAACTTCTAAAAGGTTAGAAATGAATTATTTCTGAAAATCCCCCTATACAGAGCAAATTTCCTTCCTTGCCACTTCTGCAAAAAACTACATAATCTATTAATATTGAGCATTTCACCTCTATGTAGTAGTTTTATAGTGAAAGTCCAATAGCTGTACTATACTTCATCTGTCTTTGGGTGACAAAATAGAGCAAAACGCCCTATATTTGTCACTCCTTGCAAATATAGCTATTTTCCATGATTCAGTGCATTTATCTCATGATATTTTTCGCATAGGACATCAAACTTAGGAAAATCAACCTTCTAAATCCTTATACTCCATTCTTGTTTTCAGGTTATTGAATTTGTATATAAATATCTTGTTAACTGGAACTCGATGTCATGAATCAATCTCCCTTATGCAAACAAATGTGTTCGTTTGTTAAATATTCATACTGTTAAGCAATAATTTCTGCATTCTAAAAAATAACTTTCAATCATCTGCTATCTTTGTTGCTATATTATAATCCAAATAAAAATAACGATGAAAGAACTTTTAGAAAAAATGCAGGACACTTATGAAACGTTTAAAGCAAATGCTACGCTTCAATTAGAAAAACAGAATAAGGCTGCCGGAACTCGTGCTCGTAAGGATTCTTTAATATTGGAAAAACTGGCTAAAGAATTTCGTAAAGCATCTTTGGAAGCAAGTAAAAAGTAGTTCTCTTTCTGAGTAAAGAATAAAGCTGCCATAAGTTATGTTGGTTGCTTACTTTTTTATTTATGAAAGATAAAAAATAATTCAGAGCTTCTTTTGTATATATTAAGAGTCTGATAGACTATATTGCTTATCGGATTTATTTTTTTATTTACATTTTTTTTGTGAAAAATAATAGAGAGCGTTAGCTTTTGTCATGCACCGGAATCTGGTAAATTTCATTCATCCGCAAGACAAACAGTTTTCGCCTATGTTTGGCGTGGGCTTAACTTGTTTGCGGATAGGTTTTACCAGAACCTCGGTGCTGCAGTTATGTCCCACGTTTTCTTTTGATATATAAAAATGCTTGATGGGACTTCAGGCCAAGAATAAGATTATTATGAAAAGTACATTATTAAATGAACTTATGAAGATTCCTAAAGATGCTACTTTGATAACAGTACAAGGTGTGGAGATGCAAGTTATAGATAAAGATGAAGCCGTGCGTTTGTTAGACTCCGATCCGAACGACAGCAACATTCATGAGTGCACATTAAGTAGCGGTCATTTCCTGTTTCAAACAGAAAACAAAATCCTCGTTTCTCTGTATAAAGTAGTATGAATACCCCAATAAAGCAGCGGTATTTCACTGATAGCATCTGGTTCCTCTTTTCTTCTTAATAGAACACTTGGAGGGAGAAAAGCCGGAGTATTATGGGAAATTAATTTTATGATGACGACATTCTTTATGATGTTGCATACGATTTATCCAATAAGACTTTTTAATTAAAGTTGAATTGTTAAATCTATAACTACACACCTTCTTCTGTTTACTAATATTTTTGATGTTATTTATCAAATATTTAAAATTAAGCACATTATAACATGATCAATAATCGACAGTTTCAATAAGCATCCCTTATCTTATACCCTAAAATAAGGTGTTATAGTTTTTTGTTTATTTTGTACTTCTGACAAATACTGGTTATTGGCGGTATATGGTTACGAGAGAAAAACCCCAAAAGGGTTTAATGTTTTCAATGAAGAATTTTGAGAAATATGTTAGATTTTAATTAAGGAAAATTGGATCGCTTCATTGATGATAATTATTTTTAATTCAATAGTGTAATTAATGAGCATCGTAATTTCAATAATGGCTGGTTGTGGATTCAGTACAGCCAGTCATTATATACAATCATTGGTACAATAAAGTATATAGTTGCGTAAACAAATATATGTCATTAATCCTTGAGCTGGTATATGTTCATTTGTCTCATGATCAAAGTATATCTATTTCCAAATGTTCCAATATCTTAGAACTGTCCATTTCTTCCCCTCTATCATCCGAGAATAACATTTAAAAACACAATTGGTTAAAACTATACATACCGTTCTAATGCAATTGTTTAATAATGAATATGTTAGAAATCAAAAGTGCCATGCTTATAAGAGGCCCGGGAAGGGATATAATAATCCTCACCTGGGGTTTGGGGCTGTATAAAATCTTGTCTGAATATTTCCGGAGGATTATCTGCTACCACATCTGCGTCATGGATATATATGTTAAAATAGCATTCGGACTCTGTCTTTTGGTTATATGGTCCTTCTCCCACAAAAGTAAATTTGTAGAAACCGATTCTTTCCCCGTCTTTTCTGACCGTAAGAAACCAGATATTACCAGTACTTATCGTTTTGAATCTTAATCCTTGCAATGTTGAATACCTTTCTTCTATAAACTGACCATTCAAATATGTCTGTTTTTTACACGTAAAAGGCAACTCAAATTTGCCACCTTCAGCTGGTAGAATAAAAGGGTTCTGTTCCGACTGGATTTTATACAGAAATGTCAACTTGCCTTTATCTATAATTAGTGGAATCTTTTCTACTTTTATGCCATTGATGGTAGAGTATGAAATCCGCAAATCGCCATTCAACATTTTATCTTTTTTATTTATATTTGAGGTTATATTTAATATCACCTGAACACCCTCCACTTTTGTCTCTATATCAGAAAACAGAGCTTTATCAAATTCGACCAAAACATCTTTGGGAATAATAGGAACCTCTGAATCTAAAATATCATCTATTAATGTTTTCTGAATAATTGTAACTGTAATAGTACGTTTCTCCCCAAAACAGCTGAATGGTTTAAACGCATTTTCACTTGGTAATACCTGATATTCATAAATTTTATTGTTCTCTTCTTTTTGACAAGAAAGCAAAATTAAAGAAATGTATAGAAGAATGAATGTCTTTTTCATATTCATGCAGTTTTATTTTTGCAAATTAAAGGAATTTTTCCATATAATAAAATACCGATTAATTGGTATTTTGCATAATGCAATCTAAACAAATCTTTAAATCATAGCCTAAATGCCCATGCGATACAAAGTCACCCTTTTAACACCAATGTATTGGCAGAACAACTCAATGCCAACTTTTAAAGGAACTTCATTGCTATTATTGGATAGCCCAAATCATTTGTGATCCTAGCCTAAAAGAGTTAATGTGTATAAGATGTGTAATTGTATTTAACTAAGAATAAAAACATTTAAATAAATATAAGAATTTCAACGTAATTAATAATACAATATACTTTATAAACATTCCCAACAAACTCTATTCAATAGTTGGTGCTACTCTTTCGATACAAATAGTATTAAAGTATGAAGCTAACACTCAATCGCAAATTCAGAGGTCCGACCTATACAATAGGCGACTTGTCCATCAATGGTAATTTTTTTTGTAACACCATCGAAGACACCGTAAGAGAACTACCGGCAGCTTGCCCCAATACCCCTAATGGCCATTTTTGTACTTGTAAGGAAAAGATCTATGCCAGAACTGCCATTCCCCCTGGAACATACAAAATCACTCTTCAGTACAGCCCCAAGTACAAGAAAAAGATGCCGTATCTGCACGATGTGCACCATTTCCTCGGTATCCTGATTCATTCCGGCAATACGGAAACCGACTCTGCCGGCTGTATCATCGTGGGGAATAACACGGTTAGAGGGAAAGTGTTGGAATCCCTTGCTACTTTCCAGAATTTATATTCCATACTTGAGTCTGAGGCCGATATAACCATTCAAATCGTATAAGGAATGACGGTCAACAAGCTCAAACCGCCTAAAAACCTGCATATCGAGTTCAAACCGTCACCACGACAATATGAACTGTGGAAGTTGTTGCAGCCTAATTATTGTCCCCACTGCGGCGGAGAAATAGAGCAAATCCTTGTCGGTTACGATCCGCAAAGGAATCCGCAGTATAAGCCGCAATGTAAGCAATGCAGGTCGCAAAACCTTCCACAGTTGATATTGGGTGGGGGAGCAGCGGGTGGCGGAAAGTCTTTTATCGGTAGCGTATGGTTGGTATCCTCGTGTATCCGATTTGAGAATATTCGTGCGGTCGTCGCCCGTAAGACGCTCAAATCATTGAAGGAATCGACCTGGAATACCATCAAGTCTATACTGAAAGATTGGGGACTTAAAGAGGATATAAATTACAAGATAAACAATCTCGAAGGCACACTCACATTCTGGAATGATTCGGTTATTATCATGAAAGAGATGGCAGACATCCCCAGCGACCCGAACTTTGAACGTTTTGGTTCGTCCGAATATACTATTGCTATGGTGGACGAGGTATCGGAGATTTCCGAACGGGCTGTCGAGGTGCTGTTTTCCCGTCTCCGTTGGAGAATCCACGAAACGTTCAGGACGCCACGAATGTTACTCACGACTAATCCGACAATCCACTGGGTGCGCTCCCGTTTTGTACAAGACGAGAATGGTGAAAAAGTTATTTGCCGTGAAGGTGAATCCTATATTCCATTTTCCGTATTTGATAACCCGAACATTGCTTTTCGTCAGGTTTATGAGGCTGCATTGAACAAAATTCGGGACCAAGCTACCAAGGAACGCCTGCTTTATGGTAACTGGGACTTTGTGGAGGCCAACGATATGGCCATTTATCGCAGTTTTGATGGTTCCAGGCATCTTGTTACCGGGCTGAAAGAAAAAGTATATGATCCTACCAAACCGCTTGTTACGGTTTGGGATTTCAATGTCGCTCCCCAAATGTCCGTGCTTTCCGCACAGATAGACTACGACAACAAGAAGGTATATATACTTGAGGAAATACTCGGTAAGCCGGAGGAAAAAGAGAATAATACGCCTGCATTGGCACGAAAAGTACGTTTGAAATTTTACCGTGACAAACATATCGGTGGAGTGGATGTAACAGGAGATCCATCCGGATTGCAGCGCTCCACCACTAACGAGGACGGAGTTAACAACTACACCATCATTACGGACACTTTTGGTAAAGGGGTTCTACGCCCAAAAGTGAAACTTTTACGAAAGCAGCCTCCGCAGGCGACACGCTGTGAGTTTGTAAACGAGGTGTTCGACGGTTACAGCGGCTGGGATATACAGATAGATATCAAATGCCGGAAGCTCACACAGGATTTGATTTATCAGCTCCGCAACGAGGACGGTTCAAAGAATAAACAGAAGACTACCGATCCGAAAACCGGTGTCAAATACGAGCGTTACGGGCACTTGTCCGACTGCCTTGACTATCTGCTGTGTTATTATCTGCGTGACAGTTGGTACAAGTTTAAGAGTGGCGGAGACAGAAATGGATATGTGGTTTCTACCTCGGTTATTCAGGAAGGATTTTCATATTAACAACGAAATAAGAATATGTATAGACGGTTTCTCAATGACAACGATTATTTGGGTATCATTACTCAAGAAGCCCTTGCACAACTGACACGGGGCAATGACGGGCGGTTTGTTCAGGCTGAAGAATCGGCGGAAATAAGTATCGTGGAATATCTCTCGGAGAATTATGAAGTGGAGAAAGAGCTTGCCAGAGGAAAGTATATTGCCGAATACGATCGGCGCATTACCTATCCGGTGGGAGTGCATATCTACTTTGAAGGGCAAATTCATGAAGTGATACGTTCCATCAGCGGTTATCGCAAGCCGTCAACAGTTATTTATTGGGAAGAGTGTTCCGATATCAATACAGATGCAGCATTGGTTATAAATTATTCCCAATTTGGCACCTATTATCCGGGTAATAAGGTAAATTGTAATGGGGTCATCTATACATGCCTTTCGGAGAATGGCTACAAGTTCGATGATATCCGCATCCCGCTAGTCAGCGGCTGGAAGGAAGTAGAAACACCATCATGGCAGCCCATAGAATATCCATTATGGGACGTGGTTGAATATGGTGGAGAGTTTTACACGTTAACGACACTTGACAGCTTTGACAGCAATCTCGATCCAATGGCTTCCAACAATTGGGGAGCTATCGCAGATTATGATCCGGCATACAACACATATGAACTTTCGGATCACGAGTACGTAGTCTACAAAGGGCGGGTGTTCAGTCCAGAAACAGACGTAAATGCTGATATTCCACAAGCAGGACAACATCTTGTGTTACATGACCCACGTAATTCTAACCTTAAGAGGCACATGGTAAGACTGGCCGTTTATGAACTTACAAAACTCATAGCACCGAACAATGTGAGTGTTGTACGGATACGGGATTATGAGGACAGCATGAAATGGCTTAATGATGCAGCCCGTTTGCGGCTCAACCCACAAATTCCTCGTAAACTCGATGAGACCAAAAAGCCAGTTACCGATTGGCAACTGGCTACGTTTCAGACCGACTATAATCCGCACTGCAATCCATGGTTTATATAAAATTTGCTATTCATACACCTTGCTGACTATGCTGTGAATTGAGTGGAACCATAGTCTCGGATATTATTTCTTTTCCTGTAAGGTACAGATACTGACTCTGTTCCAGTCCGGTTCAGAGAACATGTCCCCTATGCCTTGTCCTTCCGCAGTGATGCGTGAGGACGCTATCCGATATTTTTTTGTCAGGATATCCTTGACTGACTCCGCACGTGCACGTGCTATCCTCTCATTCACCTCCATGCTTCCTTCCGGTGAGGCATATCCCTTGATAACGACCTTGGATTCAGGATGCCTGTTCATATAGGAGGCGATCCGTTCCACGTTGGGAAGTTGTGAGGCGTCAACCTTGGAACTGCCCTGACGGAAAGTTACGATAGATTCCAGTGTCTTCGCTTTTTCAATGACGGTTTCAATGACCGGTTTCTTGTTCTGACATTCAGCCAGCTGCTTCTGGAGCATGTCCACACGAGCAGCTGCTTCCTCTGTCTGTTTCCGGCTGTCCGATAGCTGGCCGCGCAGACTGTTGACGCTTGCATTCAGGTTGTCCACCTCTCTTTGGTCATATTCTTTTACGAGAATGGCATGATGCCTGCCGGAACTTCCCTTTATATAATAGGTAATCCCCGCAAGTAGTTCAACGTGTGCATTGTTGGCATTGAAACGGCTCTTGTGCTTGTTGAAGTCACCTTCCATATCATATACCAATGAAGGCTTCAGGCTGATTGCCCATGCTTTTCCCTTCCCGATATTGAAGTTGAAGTCCATTCCCAGCCGTGTACCCCAGGAGTTAGCGTCTCCCGTACCATTGACATAGTCATGAAGCCAACCTATTCCAGCTACAACCTCCATTTCAAAGGTTCGAGGTGTTCCGGGATAACCACCGAAAAGATTCATCATGTTAAACTTGCTTAAAAGCTCGATATTCGAAGCGTCAAAAGCCGTCTTACTACTGCTTGTATTAATGTATCCCATGAAAGAAGTTCCCAGACTCAGAACCGGTGTTATCTGTTTTGACAGTTCAACACCCATGGCGGGGCGTGAATTCTTCCAGAAGGCACTGTGTGTCATAGGAGTAGTCACCCCACCTTTTACTCCAACAGACCAGTTGTCCATAAACTTTGTTCCTTTCAACAAGGTCTGTCCGTTTGCGGTCAAGACAGACACTCCAAGCATACATAAAATCAAAATGTTTTTTTTCATTAAATTCAGTTTTTAATTAAACATAAGGGAATCATCCCATTTTATCAGTACATTTACTTGTTTCAAAAGTAAATCCAAGTATCATCATACCCATAGATATTGTAAATATTTGAATACAAAACATCTCTTTTCCCGTATATTTTACATAAAAAATGAGGGAAGCAAGATACAGATCTCCTTATCTTTCAGAGTCTTTCCTCTTTATGTCTTGTACATCTATCCAACAAATATAGCTCCCATATCCACTTGCTGGGACTTTTCCCAAAACAGGGGTGGAATCTCCTACTGAAGGAGCGTTCCGAAATATTATATAAATCAGCCCTTCTTGACAGTATTCGCTTTTTTATAGTTTCCATAACATTTTCTCAAAGTGCCGCCTAATGCAGGTCAATGCGAAAAAGAATATCATTATTTTTCATCTTGCATATAGCTCCTTCAGCAACCTTGTATCCAAATATGTTCTGACAGAGCCCAATACTTCTATCAGAGGCTTCTTAGCGGGAAGAATGAGATTGTCAGAGTTGGTTCTTCCCCCTTGGCAAACAACGAATCTGAGAAAAGTTTATCACATACACTTACATTCCCGTCCCCAAATAAAAGCACACATCTCGAACCAGTTATGGATTTTATCAGGGTTCCTATGTTTGGTGGAATGCACACCATCTGATTTTTATAAAATCCGTAAACCTTTGTATTTGACCAAGTCAAAAATAGCATCACCTTCATCCATAAAAAGAATGCACAACAGCTTGTTGTTGTCAATCCGGTATACTTCATTCTCCTCCAATTGCTGACAAGTAAATCTTAAATCCGAATTCATCTCGTAAATCAGATAGGATAAATATTCATCCAGATATAGTAATTTCATATTTTATATAACAAGAATTAGGACAGAACTGTTTTTAATAAAATAGACAATACATTAATTAAAACAGACAAATTTAACAAACAAGATGATACAGTTTTATCAATCAGTCTTTGATTTTGACAAGCTATTTTAGGTATGCAGAATCAAAAAACTTTGTTTTGATAGTAATGATATTATAAATTGCTACTATTAACCGCAGTCAGATTGCATTCTAATCACTAAAACAGTATTTATAAAATATATTTTTGAGTGCCTCAAATATGTATAAGTGATACGCAACAAAATTCTTGCACCTTTTATTTCATAAATATGTGGCTCATACAAAAGGGATAGGAATGCTAGAAGCAAAAGTATATGAGATTTTTTTTATCTTTTTTATTCCCGTGCAAGTCTTACTTACACGGGAATAAAACTTATTTAGGTAAATATTTCTTGTAATCATCTTTCGCATCTGGATCAATGACCGGACGTACGGAATAGGTCATGCAACGCCTGTAAACAGCGCTTGTATTGGAAGTAGGCGCCCAACCGGCAGGACCTCCAGTGGAATTAAGCAGATAACGCCCTGCATGAGTATCGCTTCTGGCTTGTGCCACGGCGAAAATGACTTCATTACCCCCAGACTTGCCATCTGTAAAACTGCCGTCATAAATACTTCCAGGCAGCGGTGTGTTAAGGCCGGAACGACTTGCATAATAATATGCAAACCTCAAAGTTACAGCCTCTTTCTGCGACATAATCCGGAATCCGTAAGGAGAAGGGTCAAATACGGTTTTCCCGCCTACATCCTCCGGATTCCCTGTCTGGGAAGGCTGGTTCCATGGATACAGGAATACCCAGCGGTCTTTGAAATAACTAACAAACCCATGCGGGAAACATTCATACAGCCAGAAACTTTGATGAGAGACGATAGCGTTTGGATGTTCGATGCTCTGTTTCATCGTAAGAGCAGCCCCTCTCGCTTGCTGAGCATCTGTTTTTCCATAATCCACATCATTTCCTCTCTGTTCCCAAAGGAAATCAAATAGCTTGCCACTGCCGTCATAAAAGTTTTTATTGACACGAACATCATGTGCCGGGAACGGGTCTTTCCTGCCCCATTGATATTGCATACCAAATTCCCTATATGCATCTGCACTATACTGTGATTGGACCCTTTCGTATGCTCCCAACAGATGCGACATCAATTGAACCGTTTTCGGACCATCACCTCCCTGACTCGCAACATCCAAGACTGTCGGATACTTGTCAACAATCCAGATATGCCAGGACCAGAGTGTCGGATTCCCCTTGATCTTTCCAGATTTAATTTCTATCAACACATTTCCCGGAGTCTGCCCTGGCTTGACATAAATATATGATCCCGGACCGGAACCTCCCTGTTCGGACAATTCACTGAGTCCCGCTTTTTCTATATCATTATGTCCGCCAGCCTCTTTAATGTCCGTCCACACGATATTGACTCTCCAATCATCATCTGCATCCAACTTATTCAACATGAAATCCTCTTTGCTACCGGGAAGTCCCTGCTTACCACTTAAAACAGCGTCATGATCCAGAAGCTTTTTGTAATACTCATAGGCAGTATTTACCCGGGAAACAGGAATAAAGATCCCTTGCTTTGTTCCCGCTTTAAGCATATATGTATTCGCTTCAGGCTGCACAATTCCGGAAACCAGCTCCAACTCAAATTCTCTTTCCGGAAAAAGACCATCAGGGGAATAAATCTTGAATTTCGCCTTACCGGAGTAAAGACGTGGAGACACCATATCGTCAACAGCTATGAAAGGCACAGGTTTTCCCGAAAGGGAAGGATCCTTCTCATAGAAAAGCGCAAAGTCTTCTATCACATTACCAGCATTGTTGTCAGACAAAGCCGAAACCAACTCAATTTTGTATTCGCTGTTGGCTTTGACATAATATTGCTTCTGTTTGCCATCCATCAGATAGATACTGTTACTAGATACCAGCAATGACTGATGCAGGAATTTGTCAAAAAAGGGGATAGCATTATATTCTTTCTGCAAGAGGCTGAGTTTCCCCGACGCACTTCTACCGGTTTCCACATGTGTGACGGTGAAAGTATAAGTGGTATTGAAGTTATCGAAATACTCCGTATTTCCTGTAATGTCGGGAGCTGTCACCGTATACTTCCATATTCCCCCAGCAAGTTGACCCGCTTTCTCTATCTTAAACGGATTGGCGGCTTCAGCATGGAATACGGGTTCCAAATCATGCGGTTCTGTCTTTACATAGAAAGTAACCCTGGCACCTGCCTCTTCCGCCGTAAGCGTCCGCCCGTCTTTCGTTACCACTTTGCCCGCCTGCCCATAGCTCTCGCCATACTGATTGACCTCAATAAACTCCAGCGGCCGGCTGCAGGCCTCATCCGCAAAAATCTGTAAGGTGACATTGATATCCTTAGACTGTTCAAAGCCAAGAAACCATTTCATACGCCCCGCCTTCACATAAGCGGCTTTCAGCGCATCCTGGGCATCTTCCGGCTTTTCCGGCCACATTCGGGATGCATCCACATGTTCTGTGACTGTAAAGGTCACGGTTTTCTCATCGGTCGGTGCGGTCTTATCCGGATCCGAAGGTTTTATAGAATAACCGATCCATGCAGGCAGTCCCTCTATCGTGAACCCCTCCGGCCAGGAAGTCTGCACTTTTGCCGTCAGGCTGCCTCCCTCCCTATAAAAAGTGAAATGGTCATCGCTGACCCCCAGCATATATTGCCCGTCATACTGCACGTTGGACATCGTGGACTCACTCCATACCACGACATTGTACATGATATTGGCGGCCGGCCCTTTCCTCGCGTCCTCTTCCGTGTCGAATCCCGGGCCACCCACCGCCGTGATGTTCACCAAATAACGGTGGTTACGCAGCAGAGGAAGGTACTCGTATGTCGCGTCGGCCTCGACTCCCGTACGTTTCAGGTAGTCTATCCGGAAGAACGTCTCCTTGTCGGGACGGCTCTTGTCCGCGCCGGTCAGTCCGACAACAATATAGGGGCGCTTTAAGTAATTTTCTGTATTATTTTCCGGAAGGGTCTCTCCGTTTGCTCCTTGTGTGGCATCTGTCGGTGTATTGACAGCCTCCGGAACATACATCTCGCGCAGTAGTATCTTCTCTTCCGCTATGGAGGATGTCCTATCGGTTTTCTCTGTAACTGTCGGAGCGGGAACAGGAATGGATGGCTGTTTGGCCTTTCTGTTGGCCTTATCCCAATAAGTCTCGATCTCGAACGGGGAGACCCGTCCTTCCGCATTGGTATTATAAAAAAACACCTTGGTCAGTGTTATCCCTTCAATCCCCCCGGCTTTCTCGTCGAATGTGGAAGCTCCTTCCGATGTGCTGCTCAGGTTAAGCCCCACGTCCACACGTGCCACAGCGCGAACTAGATAAATAATACCAAGTTTAGGAACGGCACCGGAACTGTGATCCACCCTGACCGGATCCGAAACTCCCCACATCGGGAGCTCCCCGTCCTTCCATTCCCCTTTCTCGGGCATGGAAAATGTGAAAAGATCCATAACCTCCTCCCGTGTTTTTCCGGTCAACTTGTCCATCCCGGTCTCGTCTGACGCGGCAATATTGGCCAGCATCACGAAAGTGCTGGTATCGCCTGAAGGGGTATTCTTCGCCAGCAAGGTCATGTTCCCCTTGCCTTTCTTGTCAGCCGGGACACCGGAAGGGATATAGGAGGTCACTTTGGCCTCATATGAAAACTTGTCGTCCTTGTCAAACACAAGTACCCTGATCCTCTCCGCTGCCGTGGAGTTCTCCCCCTCCGGTGTAAGGGACCGCGTCAGGGGATTCCGGAGACCAAGTCCTTCGACAGACATGCTGACAGACGTCCAGCCGTCCTTAACTGGCGCTTCTGTACTTCCGTTTCCATATTCGTCAAAGGGGTCGCTGCATCCTTGCATGAGAGGAATTCCCATAGATATCGCCAGAAAAGCGAATATCAAAGTGTAATGTTTGATTCTCATATATTTGTTCTTTAAACTGTTTTTTCTTTGTGATGGAATGGACGGCATGCACCGTTACCAAGGAATAACCACCTCCGTATCCTCCCATTCGTCCACGACAATGTCATATTCCATATTCCTGGTTCCTTTCAGCGTCGAGAAGACACGATAAATGGTATTACGCCGGATATTGTAATAAGCTTTGTCATTCTCGGAAAGATCCGGGTTGTAAAGCTCGATCTTATACGTCTCATCAGGGTCTTCTGTCCGGTAATCGACAGATAAGACCAAAGTCAACGCCCTTTTTTTTTCTGTCCCGTAGACTCCCGGGGCCACATAGATGTAGTTGGGTGTCTTACCCGTATATGGGAGCAGCCTTTCTTTACATTTGGCCACAAAGGCGGATTCTCCGGTTCCCTCATTGGCACCCTCATGAAAACTGGCTCTTTCCGGTAATAACAGAGGCTCTCCAACATAGTCCGCTCCCCTGATATTCGGGTTACCACTTCCTGTGGCAGTGTATTCCCCGGAAGAAGGCAGTACGGAATAACCGCTGGCTTCATTGTTCAGAGTGAGTTTTGTCACTTTGGAAAGCGGCAACAAGGGGGACAGGTAGTTGTTCCCGTCATCAACTGTTGTAAGTATGAACTCAATACGGGCATGAATGCGTTCCAGAAGTATACAAGGAGAAAGGGTAATCCTATTATTGCCGAGCATATTATCCGGAACATGGAAGTTGCACTGACCCGTCATAGGGAGATATTTCCGGTTTTCTCCTTTCAGATCGTCAGATGTGAAAATTCCGGTCTTTTCCATTAATTGCTTCGGATCAGGAATTGTATGCCCATTCCTGATCTTTTCCAATCCGGATTCACAATTAACTAATAAAACAAAATTATAATCTCCCCCCATCAATTCCAAGTCCAGGGCTATATCGGACTCATCTACATCCACTCTAGCCATTTCTCTCATTTCAAAACGGTCAATGCCGGTTACATCTGCCAGCGGGTTAGCCATTCCTTGGGGGTAATAGAAAATGACTTTTTCCGGAGAGTTCCCGACGTTCTTGTAAGCGAAAAGCAGGACATGCTTGACGGTTTTCTCATATTCCTCCGCACCGATATAGCTCTCCTTCCATTCCCCGGATGAACGTGAAGAGCCCCCCGCCGCCCGGGAAGTACCGCCCCCCTTGTTCATTTCCGCCACAATCCGGATGGGAATAGCCTGGGGAAACTTTTCCAGTTCCTCTGTATCAGGCGAGCATCCGGTCAATTGTACAATCACCACATAGGCCGCCGCCAACAGCCTTGTCACAGTTCCATATTTCATTGTCTTTTTTTTTTATAAATAATCACAACCTCTTTCTTAGGTCAGGGAATCATCAATCTTAAGTCTGTCCTGATATGATATCAGTTTTCCAGCTCTATAGGACGGGAAATGACGTTCCAGTCCAGAACTGTCGCCTGTACCAGCGTCCATGTTTCCTTCTCGTACTTGAGTTTCAAGGTTATGGGAAAATCATGGTCACATTCCAGACTATACGGCGGTTCGCCAGCATCTCCCCGGAACATGATGATGTCATCCACCAGATCGGCGGTATAAAGAGTCACCCCGGTTGTCCTGTCAATCAGGGAGACAAGTGCGTTCCTGCCTTCCTCCAGCTTCATCAGTGTAAAATCCGCCTTTAGCGCCCCTTCAGCGTCACATACGGCTTCGGTTGTATACTCAAAACGTTCGCCAATGGCAATCTGTCCGTTGAAGTCATACACACCGTTGTCATCTTCTATCCTGATGATGAAATCCTCACCCACGGGGAAGGGGGCAGAGGTGGATATGATGGTGAAGTGTATTCGGTATGTCAATTCCCGCATGTTGAAAGCCACCCGTTCATACACGCCCATATCCTCCCGGTTCTCCAGTGATACGGAGGAGAGCCCGACATACAGTGGGCCGGGGGCTGAGGAAATCCGATTCTCCTTCAACCGCAGTGCGACCCGCATTTCCCGCTTGGTGGTGACGCCTTCCTTAAAACCGGAAAAATCATAGGCAGCCAGGTCGCTGCCGCCCCATGCGACAAACGTGAACTTCCCCGTATGCCGCAATGTGGCAGGCAGGGAATAATCCGCCGAAAGGACCATATTTCTGTCGGAGAACTCACCCACCAGCACGTCCTTGTCATCAAAGGCAAATACCCGGACTTCTCTGATATCTGACGGATAGTCGGGAAATCGTTCGCAAGGGGTCTGTCTGTAAAATTGGAGATTGACACCTTGCGGACAACGGCCCAAGTCATCAAATACGGCTGAGTTACATCCTATAAGACAGCAGGCGAGTAACACGATAAATGCGACAGAATGTACGCTTCTGATTTTCATTTGATATAATTTATGTTGGATTTACTTGACAGTCTGGAGAGCAGACTGCTTGTTTTTTGGAGAAAGGAGAGGGAATGGTCCCCTCTTCTTTCTCCATGTTATGTCAGAAATTGCTTGTTGAATCTGTTTCCACCCAGCTATTACTCGAGAATGACGTCACGTGAAACCAGGTTCCACTGAAGTACTTTGGCCTCGACACGCATATAGGTTTCTTCTTTTTCGATATCCGGATTTTCAGGGTCTGTAGGTTCAGTAGGGTCTGTTGGTTTCGGCAGGTACGGGTCTTTAGGGTCAGAAGGATCCCATGGCATACCCAATCCCTGGAAAGCCTTGATTGTCAACAGATAGGTATTGTTACGGCGTGTATCAGCGTTCACAACCGACTTCCCATCAACTGTGACAGTCTGACGGTTCCACAACGCACGGTATGCACATTTTCCGTCCGTATAGGTATAGGCTCCCTGATCCGGATTCAACTGACTTTTCTTTGCGGCTTCCTTGCTGGCATAGATAAGGCCGTCTTTTTCCCCCCGGAAAAATGTTGTCCCTTTTTGAAAATTAGTCTCTTTAACCAATTTTCCCTCTTCAAGTTTCCATACTTCATTCGGAGTATAAGTGGTATAGACCTTGGCATAGGGTAGACGATAGTAACCGTAATTTTTATTGTCAGCTGTAAGTGCTTCCTTTTTTACGGAATTTTCCAGAAAGTAAATGCCTGCTCCTTTTTTAGCTTCAGAAGCGCTTGCTGCAGCATTTTTAGCAGCATACATACCAAGATCATCATGCTGTGGATTGTCTTTTGACAGAAGATTCCCCAAACGGATTAAATTTTCTTTAGCTGAACCTTCCGGTTCTTTGGCCGCCTCAAAATCGGTATATCCATCAATGGCTGATGCAAAGGCCTCGTAAAGGCCGTCGGTATCTCCAATTGTACGCTTTCCCGCATGGTTACGGAAAAGATATGTCTTTGCGGCACCGTTGATGGCAGTATACGTGATGTCGGTAAGATCAACCTTTCCTTTTCCATCCGCGGTTGTTTCTTTCAATGCGGCATCCTTCGCAACCAGTCCTTGTGCCACGATACGCTCCACATCAAAGGAGAATACATTTTGAGCCTCACTTGTACCCGTTTTGGCAGCATCCTCGGTAATGCTGGGAACAATAGTTTTCTGCTCGGCTCTCGAAGTCATGACAAACTTGTTGTCTGTGGCAAGAGCAGCAATATCTTTTACTGCGGTAGCTGTATTACCATATGTCTGATCCGCAGCTGTTGCAATATCGGCGGAAAGGGTACCCTTGTTAAACAACAGTGCCATGGATTGAGGACCGGGATTCGTCTTCCATGGAGCAACCTTGAATGTACCGGCTGTTTGCGTTTCCCAAAACTTACCTGTTTCATCAGCTGCCGTTCCTAACGTCCATGTTTGAGGCTGGATATTTGAGAGAAGCTGTAATTCCGTAAGCTTACTCTCTTCCGTTCTTCCTCCATAATCTTCCTGATTGTCATTCACCGCTCTGGTTGAGACATCTTTCATGGCGGAAATGTACATTCCTGCAAATGTTGTTCCCTCGCCCGGATTGTTTACCTGAGGAACATCTTCATTGTTACAAGCTGTCATACCCAGACTTAGGGCTGCAACTCCCGTTAAAAATAAATGGTTTACTTTCATAACTTAAACTGTTTAGTAAATAAATAATTTAATTATTAATACATTAAATGCTTTT